TCTTGATAGGTTGGTATCTTCACAACCTCTGCCTCTTCAATACATGAACCTACACGTTGCATAACTGTAGAATCACAAGTGTCTTGCATAGAAGGAATACTTGCACACCCACTGGTGAGCAAGACCAATACAAGTCCTACTAATCCTACGTTTTTCATTTAGAAACTTCCTGTTCCAACTGGTATATCTAAAGTTGTTGTCGTTCCGTCTTGTGATACAATTGTTAATCTAATAAATTCTGCACCATCTTCTCCAACCAACTTTTCGTATGTGACTGTATTCCCTTCTATTGAGAAAACACCATAGTCTGCAGCTTCTCCGTTAGAGAACATATTTTCTACTAACTGTTTTGCTATCTGAGCGTAAATTCTACTTTCGACATTTCTTAAAAATTTTGCAAGAGTGGTGTTATCTGCTTCCCTTTCTGCCTTTGCAATTCTATCTTCTATGTCTTGTGCTATCTTGTCACGTCTTGATTTCTCTTGGTTCTCAATCGTAAGATAATGTGAACTCTGTCCTATTCCACTGAAGGAAGGACTTTTGAATTTGTGTACTATTTCGTCTGCACTTACACTAAGTGCAAAACAAATACTAATTATTACTACTGTCGGTTTTATCATCTAATGGTTTCCTTTTCTTTTCGTTCTCTTTATATTCAAGAACAACATCAACTTTTTGTTGAAGTCTAATCAAATCTTGGTCTAGCATTCTTACTTGGTCAATCACTTTAATCAATGCAAAGTGTTGTTTTTCAATTTCGGGTTCTAATTCTTCACCCACAAACCACCAAATATAGTATACAAAGTATCCAAGTCCAACCATCATTACGATTGGAAATCCATATTCTGATATCAGTTGTGCAATTTCTTCCATAATTAATCTCTTCTTACGTCAAGCTTCCCATCCTCTATAAAGTTCTCTGCACGTGCAACTCTTTCTATATCGGGTTTAAGTTCTAATGCACTTGACACTAGTAAGTCAATTTTAATCATTTCATTAGACATTGTTCTTGCACGATTTTCCAGTGACTTACAGAACATTGTTAATGTTTTGATATCATCCACAACTCCTTCAAGTATTTGTTTGATAACCGTAAAAATAAAGAAACCCATCACTAGACTTCCAGCAATAGGGGCTCCGACTTCACTTATCAATCCAAATATATCCATACCTTTATTTATGATAATCGTTTAGTAGAAACACAAAAAAAGGGGTCATAAAGACCCCTTCTTAATAACTAAATGTGCTATTTCAGTTTCGAATGAATTTCATTAATAACTGCAGCTTTAGTACCCGATTTCTTAACTTTAAGATTTTTCTTATCAGCAAGGTCAATCAGTTGGTTTTTAGTTAACTTCTTAAGCTCTGCTTTAGATGTTATACCATTACCATTTTTATCAGCAACTGGTGCTGGTGATTTCGCTACAGGTGACTTTGAAGGTGTTGAACCTTTATTGTCTTTATTAAAAAAATAAACAACACCAACTAGTACTAGTATGATTGCTATAATTTCCATAATTTATCTCCTGTTATAGTTATTTATCCAGTAAAGGATTTTTGTCTTTTGCTTTACCAATGGCAAGTGCTAAGACTTCCAAGTATTTATACACTTTCGCCCAGACTTTATCGTCTTTAGGTGTCGGTGTTAAACTTATGATGACTGATGCAATTGAAATAACAATCGGTATAATCATCAATAAATTCCAAATTCCCATAATAAAAGATATTATGCTAGAAAACATATTTTCTCTCCTATATTAGTTATATCTAACTAGTATTTAGGAATTTGTATTACCAATTGAGTATTTAGTTGTCAATTTCCACTCTGATTTTTCCTTATGTGGAATAATCTTTACTTGAGATAGAGGTGCTTTAATGTCCTCTATTTTAGAAGTGTCAACTACACTCAATAGTTTCCATTGTCTTAATAAATCAACTATGGTATTTCTTCTACCTATATCTGATTCATCGATGTTAGTTGGTTTCCCATCTAACTTAAACAATTCTTTAAAATGTACTATGTAATACTTTCCTCTTTTGTGTAATATATGACACGATTGGAATAATTCTTTGTCTTTTCTTGATGCGACACCTATTCTAGATAGTGTTTCACGTATCTTTAGGAAATCATCTTTTTCTGCGAATGTGACCTCGACTAGGTCTTTGATTTGTTGTTCTGTTTCATCCATTGTTTGTTCCACCAGTTTTCATTCTTTGTTTCAATTCACGTATTTGTTTATCTGATAACATAGATAGATATTCTTGTGCTTCTTTAGTTGATATCTGATAATATTCTTTTATGACATCGACTTTTGCACTAGATGGTGGTTTATACCACTTAGAAAATCTTTGTCTTTTTCTAAGAGTATTTAGGAAAAATAGGTATTGAAGACGATGGTCTGCACCGTGTCTACAATTCATTTCATTAGTAAAAAACAGAGAATCCTCGTGATAGGATAATGATTTGTTAATAAGATAGGGAGCATAAGACTTCTCCTCAATATCATCAACCATAATATCGGTTTTATCATAAGAAACCGACTTTACAAAATCGAATGGATTCCGTTTAGACATTAAGTGTTTCTTATGTAAGAATCTACTAAGTCTTGACCTGTTAGTGCTTTCCCAAAGATATATGTTCCACCCTCGGAAAGAGTTCGTTTAACAGTCCCATCATTGTATTCAACATCAACAACACGTTTACCATCTTCAGTATCTTGTGGTCTAGTGTCATAGTGCATTGAACTAATTGAATGACCGTGTATAGTTTTAACTTTACTTGCCCATTCTTCTGCTTCTATTTTAAGTCTTTGCAGTTCGACTCTATCGTCATATTGTGTCACGTGTTATCTCCATCATTGTATTTCACATTGTTTTTATCGAATAGTTTGTTTGCTTGACGTTGTAAACTTTTCTCTAATTGATAATCAAACCATCTAGCTATCCATTGTCTAATCTTACCCATTACCAACCACCATCATAAACATAATAACTCCCACTATTAATAGTGGTGCCATATTTTTTAAAAAGTTCTTGTCGTGTTCGTTCACTTGAATTTACACTCCGACATAATCTCTGTTAGACAAGCAGTAAAGTTAATCTCTGAGTCCATTGCAAATGCAGATTTGTATTGATAGTCTGCAATGATTAGAACTGATGCTGGAATGGATTGTGGTTCCAATCTTTGTTCAAGTGAATTGAACACTTTCCTGTAAAGAGTGTTGAAATCATTGTCGGAGTTTTGACCGACCCACTTCCTCATACCACTCCAATTCTTATCTCTTAACATATCAATAAGAGGTGTTAGTTTTTCTTCTGAAAGTGTCGATAACAATCCAGTATCTATTACACCACTAACCCCATATCTTTGTATCTCATTTAGACATCTTCTAAAGTCGGGAAAGAACTTCATAATAAGTTCTGCAAGAACCTTATCGTCTGCTTGGATGCTTTCCATCTCACATATGTTTTTACATCTTGACAACATCTGTTGTGCAAGAATTGGTTTATCAGATGTCTTGATAGTAAAATCAATAACAGTTGTTCGTGAATGTAGTGGTGGAATAATTCTATTCTTGTAATTACAAGTAAATATGAATCTGCAGTTTGAGGAAAACTCTTCTATAAAGTTTCTCAATGCAGGTTGAACTGATTCTGCAGAAATATAATCTGCTTCGTCTAAAATAACTACCTTTGCACCACCTCCTAATGAAACAGTACTTGCAAAGTTCTTTATCTTAGTTCTAAGGGTGTCTATAAGTCTCCCCTCGTCACTACCATTGATTACTATAAAGTCTGCACCTAACTCATTACAGAGTGCTTTAGCGACGGTTGTTTTACCGACTCCTGCAGAACCACATAACATTAAGTTGGGTATTTCACCAGTTTCCACAAAATCCTTAAAGGTCTTCTTTAAGGAATCGGGAAGTATTGTATCGTTAATTTTTTGTGGTCGATACTTTTCCACATATAAAAATTCATTCATAATAAGTTAGAAGCTCCCCTCCGAGTTTCTAGTGTAGTTCACCAAGATGAGTTGAACTACTCCCGTGATAATAGTTGAGACTAGAACTTTAATCACACTAAACTCACTAAGATGCTGTATAAGAACTATCGGGTTCTAATGCAATAAAGTATTCTATATCAACATCCTTATTCTTGAAGTGTGATATACCTTTTGAAGAAACTTGTACTTCATAGTTTCCTTCTAATACCTTTAAGTTTTCAATCTTAAAATTCATTGAATAAGTAGAACCATTACCCTCTCCAACTAATCTTGAGAATGTATTAGAGGTTGCATTCTTCTTATCCTTTACGGTGAATGTAATTTTAGTTCCATCTGATTCAAGAACCAAATCATTTACACCTAAGACACTTGACGCCTTTTGTAATTCAGAAAGTAGTGTAGATGATACATCAACAGAAATTTCACACTCTGGCATTGTTATCATTTTATCTGGCGAGTTCACCATACCTTCACTTGCATAGAAATACGACATCGTTGTATTACTATCTGCAATCACAAGATTTGCATCTCCAAATTCAAACTCGGGGTCTTCTAATAAAGAAGTTGCACCTAAGAACTCGGGTAAGTTGTAAATTGAAAAGTTCTTTGGGAACTGTTCGTTGATGGTTGCAACTGCAAGAATATTCTTCATATTAGAAATAGTCTTTAGTTGATTACCACTTTCTACTTTAATACCATTGTTGATGGTAGCAAAGTTTTTGAGGATTGTCCTCGTGTCGTTACTAATTTTTATCATTTTTAGTCTCCATTTTTTTATCGTGTACATATAACATAAAGAGAGCATAGTGCAAAACCTTCAACAGGTCTGCCCTATTCCTCCCACCTTTTTTTCCGTATCGTTGTGCATATTTCATTATGTTTCCGATACAAAAACCTTCGCCGTGTCCACTGTCAATTATAAATTCAGTGGATTGGTATTTGTTTAGACTGTAATGTTGACTATAAGTATTATCTATGTACTTGGTCAACTCTTTTATAAGTTGACCTTCATTGTACTTGTAGTCTATTTTATTACTTTTTCCAAACATCTTAATCATTATACTCTGAAGTCTCTGATTCGTCAATAGAGTTTTCTGCATTCAAGTCTACTCCAGCATCAATCTTGGAGTAGAGGTCGAGGATACTATTTCTAGTCTCTTCGTCAAACCTTGAAATACACATTGTGATTGACTTCAGTTTGTCATTGAACATTCTATATGCATTGACAATGTGAACCAGTCTTCTAGTAGTCACGACATCATCTATCGCACCTTCATAGTAGGTTTTTCTGATAATGTCAGCCCAGTCTACAAGTTTGTGACAGAACTCGGTATCAACGTCACCACTCAATTCCATTTCCTTCTTAAGGATACTTCTTTCAGTAGTCACTGGTGGATATTCTTGTTGCATCGTGATTGCAAATCTTTCCAACATTGCTTCATTCATGATTTGAGTCCCGATGAATTTACCATCGTCTGACCCTTGACCTTTCGTGTTTGCAGTTGCAAGAATTGTGAAACCTTCTTTAGGTGAAACCCACTCACCAGTTTTCTTGATTAGGTATCCTTTACCTTCAAGAACTGATTGTAGACACATCAACTTGTTTGAACCCAAGTCAACTTCGTCAAGAAGAAGGACAGCACCTTTTCTCATTGCTTTGATAACAGGGCCTTCTCTAAAGACAACATTACCATTGACCAAAGTATGACCACCCATTAGGTCGTCTTCATCTGTCTCAATGGTGATATTGACTCTGAAGAGTTCTCTCTTCAATTGAGCACAAGTTTGTTCAATCATCAATGTTTTACCATTACCACTTAGACCAGTAATGAATACTGGAAAAAAGATTTTGGATTTGATGATGTTTTTAACATCTTTGAAATGTCCGAATGGAACATAGTTAGACATCTTCTCGGGAATGATTTTTACATTGTCATTCATATTAACACTTTGAGTTGCAGCTGCAACTGGCATGTTAGATGGAACTGCTTGTGCCATCACTGGTTGTCCTTGTGGAATCACTGGTGCAGTAATCGGAACCACATTGGAACCACCACCATTCAGAACAGTTGCAAGATTGAAGACACCATTGTCTTTAAAATTATATCTTGCAGATTTAACCCAGTAAGGTGTTCCACCTACTTTGTCAAAATCTTCTTTAGTAAATGACGTTTGGTTTTTAAAAACCGATGTCAAGTTTGATAGGAACTCTTTCCTATCGGGGGTGAAGTGAAATGGTTTCCCATCTATATTTACTGACTCACTTCTGTCATAACTTCTCTTATCCATATTAGTCTCCGTGGTTTTAAGATTATCTATTAATTTTCTCATCTTTTATAGTATACTAAAAAGTGAGGGTCATTGTCAACCTTTTTTATCATTTAATTGGTTGCATTAAGTGTTCCATCATGACACTTATGCACACATCCTTTTTAGATTTTTTTCTGTAAGTTGTGAACTCACCATTGTTAACCCAAAATCTAAATGCTTTGCATTCGACTTTTTCTTCTGCACATTGTGATTGTCTTGGACAATCAAACTTAGTGCAAGGACTAGGGCCGACATCCATGACTGCATCTGCAAATGCACTATAATCTGTATTATGTGAAATGTAATATGCTGGGTCTACTTTTAATGTATCTCTCATGATGTTTTCTCCATAATTGTTTTTAGTGTATACCTGTTATCCAGTAGTGTCACTTCAAAAGTGTCTTGGATATAATCGTGTTCCACGATATAAGGTGCTTCTTCTTTTCTTGATT